CAATTAAAACGTATTTGCAGAAGCGTTATGGAAGATACAAAGAAATTACAAATAAATATCTTGAAAAAGGTATTGCTTGTGAAGATGCTGCTATTAAAACTTATAATAGCCTATTTGATACGGATTATGTAAAAAATGATACACGTGTTTACAATGATTTTATAACTGGTGAATGTGATATTGATACAGGTGAAAGTATAATAGACATCAAAAATAGTTGGGATTTATTTACTTTTCACGATTCTAAAACGAGTGATAATAAGTTATATGATTGGCAAGGCCAGTGCTATATGGAGCTATATGATAGGCCAACATTTCAATTGGTATATGTTTTAGAAGATGCACCTGATCTAAATATATTTAAGGAAATAAACTATGCCGGTGAAATTGAGGAGTGGGAAGAAGTACAAATTATAGCAAATATGGTTTATACCCAATCTACATTTGATAGGCTTATTGAAACTCAAGGTTTAGGTGGAGATGTAAAAACCGATAAAGCTATAAAAAGTTTTATTGAAATTCCTGCAAGTGAAAGATTGCACGCTAAACAATTTATTAGGGATACAGCAAAATATGAATTTATTAAAACACGAATAAACGAAGCAAGAAAATTTTTAAAATCAATATACGAATAAAATGGAAATCAAAGGAAAGATCCTTCAAATCGGAGAAGTAAAACAGATTAGTGATAAGTTTAAGTTACAACCAATTTTAATTGAAACTGAAGGTCAGTACCCCAAAACAGTACAATTACAATTAGTACGCAAAGCAATTGAGCAAATAATATCAGTTGGCGATCAAAAAACATTTAGCTTTGATGCTGAATCAAGGGAGTTTAATGGTAAATATTATACCAATTTGAATTGTTTTGAAATTGATTAGGTATAAAAGGTATAAAATATTTCCTCAGTTTAGCAATAGTACAATAATTATAATTGTAAAATGCTTTTTAAAAAATTTGGAAAATAAAATGTACCTTTTATACCTAATATGGTTAAAGTGCTGAAAATCACAGGTACATTCTAAGTATAAAAGCAGTATAAATATAATTTAAGTTTATACTAAATGTACCAAACTATTTAGAATCATTCTAAATAAGGTTTATTATTTGTAATAAATCTAAATAAGTAAAGTTTAAAAATAAATAGTAACAATGTAAAATAATTAAATATTTTTGAAAAGTTAGTTGTAGTAGAAGCCAACTAATATGAATCGCATTTTATCTTTTGCAGTTAAAATATAGATTAAGCCCCTTTTAGCTTCTACCTAATTGGGGCTTTTTCGTTTAATACAGTATGATAGTTTCAATATATAAAACAGTTAAGGATACATCAAATCCTTTTAATAAGCCAGTGCAAGTTGCATTGGATAGGATAAAAAATGGAACTTCTAAAGAGTTAAATTTACAAATTAGAGCAACAGCATCAAAAGATGAACAAAAGCCATTAAAAGCATTGTTAAGTGGTGTTTGTTTCAATGGTACTTTTATAAAACGATCAATAAAAGGATTAGATAAAAAATCGGGGTTAATAATATTAGATTTTGATGAATTTGAAACCGAGCAAAAAGCAATTGATTTCAAAGAAAGTTTAAAAGAAGATGCTTATATATTTGCTGCCTGGATAAGCCCAAGCGGAAAAGGTGTTAAGGTATTGGTAAAGATTCCAACTGAAGGCGAACATAAACAATATTTTAATGCACTACAAAAGCACTTTAATAGTCCAAATTGGGATGTATCAGGTTCAAATATTGATAGATTTTGTTTTGAGAGCTATGATCCTGATTTGTTTCAAAATAATGATTCATTAGTTTGGGAGTATATAGAATTACCTGAATATAATGAAATTGAAACTAATGAAGTAAGTATTCCAATTAAATCTGAAAGGATAATTATTGAAAAATTACTTAAATGGTGGAATAAAAAATATGGTTTAGTAAAGGGTAACATTAATAATAACCTACATATTTTAGCTAAAGCATTTAATACTTTTGGAATACCAAAAAGCGAATGCGAACACGTTTTAAAATCAATGGTTGGTATTGATAAGGATAAAGAAGTACAACAATTAATAGATTCAGCATATAAGCATACATCAGAGTTCAATACTAAACAATTTGATGATAGAACAGCAAAACAAAAGATTGAAAAACAAGTTATTTCGGGTGCAAAAACTAATGATATTATAAAGCTTTATCCAAATTTTACACCTGAAGAAGTTGAAAAATGTATTGTAAAAATTAAGCAAAATAATATAAATGATAACTTTTGGGAATATGATGAAAAAGGTAAATGTGTTGTAAGTCCACATAAATATAAATTTTGGTTAGAAGACAATAATTTTTTTAAATACTTTCCTACCGATACCAATACTTATACTTTTATAAGAAAACATCAAGGATTAATTGAAGAAACTAATGAAAAAAGAATAAAGGATTATGTTTTAACATATTTACTTAAAAGAACTGATATAGGATTTGCTCCATATGATATGATGGTAAGCACAACTAAAAATTTTACATCTGAATATTTAAGTTGTTTGGAAAGTGCCAATATTAACTTAAAAGAAGATACTATTGATAGTTGTTTTATATATTTTCAAAATAAAGTATTAAGAATAACAAAAGATAATATTGAACAAATTGATTATTTAAACATTAAAGATTACGTTTGGAAAAAACAAGTTATAGCACGTGATTATGTTGAAACTGATCACCACGAGAGCGAATTTAGAAAGTTTATTTGGCTTATATCAGGACAAGATGTAACAAGATACAACACAATGAAATCAGTAATTGGTTATTTATTGCACAGCTACAAAACAAGTGCTAATAATAAGGCTGTAATATTTAATGATGAAATTATAAGCGATAACCCAAATGGTGGGAGTGGTAAAGGTTTGTTTTGCAATGCACTTGGTAAAATGAAAAAAGTTGCTTCTATTGATGGAAAAACATTTGAATTTACTAAATCATTTCCTTATCAAACAGTTGGAACTGATACTCAATTGCTGGTGTTTGATGATGTTAAAAAGAATTTTAGTTTTGAATCATTATTTAGCTTAATTACTGAAGGATTAACTTTAGAGTATAAAGGTCAAGATGCAATCAAGCTTCCAATAAATAAAAGCCCTAAAATATTAATTACAACTAATTATACTATTGGTGGAGTTGGTGGATCATTTGAGCGCAGAAAATTTGAAGTTGAGTTAAGCGGTTATTTTAATAGTAAATACACTCCATTGGATGAATGGGATCATATGTTTTTTGATGATTGGAGCGAATTGGAATGGGCAAGATTTGATAATTATATGATTCAATGCTGCCAATTTTATTTAAAGAATGGATTAGTTAAAAATAGTTTTGTAAACTTAGAACTTAAAAAATTAATTAATGAAACCAAGAAAGAATTTATTGATTGGGCTAATTTAGAAACATTGCCATTGAACACAAGATTACCAAAAGATGAAATATATAATTTGTTGGTTCGTGATTATTCAGATTTCTCTAAATGGTTAAGAAAAAACACATTAACTAAATGGCTTAAAATATATGCTGATTACCATAATTATAAAGTTATAGAGGGTAAAACCAATAATGTATATTGGATTGAATTTACATTGCCAGTAGGATCATACGAAAATCCAATAAAATTTGATATATGAAAGTATTAAGAGATTACCAGGAACGAATAAGTAAAGATGCAAATGATATTTTAAAGCGTTTAGGCTTTGTTTATTTGGCACTTGAAGTAAGAGTAGGTAAAACAGCAATTGCATTAAACACAGCTCACATATATGGCGCAAAAAATGTTTTATTTGTAACTAAAAAGAAAGCAATCAAATCTATTGAAAATGATTACAATGAATTTGGATTTAAGTTTAATTTGACTGTTATAAATGCTGAAAGTTTACATAAGGTTACAGGTAATTTTGATTTAATAATTTCGGATGAACACCATAAATATGGAGCGTTTCCAAAACCATCAGAAGGAACAAAATATTTTAAATTACGATTTGGAAATTTACCAATCATTGCATTAAGTGGAACAATGAATCCTGAATCATATAGCCAGGTATATCATCAATTTTGGATAAGTAATAATTTACCATTTAAACAATATAAAAACTTTTACCAATGGGCTTTATATTTTGTAAACATAGGCCAAAAGTATTTAGGTTATGCAGTTGTTAAAGATTATACCAATGCTAAACAAGATTTGATTCAGAAAGCAATACAGCCATATATTATTACTTATACTCAAAAACAAGCAGGATTTACATCTGAAGTAATTGAAAAAATATTGACTGTTGAAATGAAACAAAGCACTTATGATTTGATTGCTAAACTTAAAAGTGATAATATTATTGAAGGTAAAACTGAAGTTATTATTGCTGATACCGGAGCTAAAATGATGAGTAAATTACATCAGCTTTATTCGGGAACAGTTAAATTTGAAAGTGGCAATAGTATGGTATTAGATAACTCTAAAGCTTTATTTATTAGTAATCATTTTGCAAACAATAAGATTGCAATATTTTATAAGTTTAAAGAAGAATTAAACGTAATTCAAGATGTTTTGGGTGAAACCGTGACAAATGATCTAAATGAGTTTAATACTACTGATAAATCAATAGCTTTGCAAATAGTTAGTGGTAGAGAAGGAATAAATTTAAGTGCTGCTAAGTATATTGTTTATTACAACATTGATTTTAGTGCAGTTAGCTATTGGCAATCACGCGATAGGCTCACTACAATGGATCGTTTAAGTAATGAAGTGTTTTGGATATTTGCTAAAGGTGGAATTGAACACCATATATACAAACAAGTTATGGCTAAAAAGAATTTTACACTAAGTACAT